CGAAAATATCTTCCATACCAAGCACATTAAGGAGACGTTCATATGCATTATTATGAATTACTTCGACATTAGCCATAACATAGCCAAGATCTGTAATAGAAGGGTGTGGAAGGTTCTGACCGACATTGGCCCAAAAAGTTTTTACCGCAACTTCAATCTGACCAATAGCAGATAACGAGCGAGTAACCATATCTCTCTCCGTATCTGTTAAATTGACTTTGAAATCTTGAATATCAGACTGGAAATTGAACTCTTTATCAGTCCAAAAGCCATTGTGCATGGCTGTAATAAATTCCTCTGTCCAAGGATAGTGATCAGGTTTGCGCGAGATTTGTTCTTCGAATATCATAGTGGTGAATTAGTGTATAAAGTATATATTATACTAAAGGCCTAAAAAAGTAAATATTATTAAAATAATATTAAGTTTTTTCGTTATTTGCCTTACGTCTTATGCACCGCATTGCACCAGTTGTTTCATCTCTTAAGATGATAACTGATTTTCGATTTTTCTTTGCGTACGAGTAGATTGCTCTCTGATTCTCGTCTTCTAAGTTTAGGTATTTAGACCAACGTTCAAACTTATTTCTTCCAGTATCAAACCGACGAAATATGTCACTTGGCACATTAAAGTCTTTGTACTTTGTTTTTTTCTTTATACCAAGCGGCCGATCTACAATTGCCACTGATCCAGTAGTTACTTGGTCATTAATCATCGAATGATATCTCCCTGAGTTATATAAATTTTTTGTTGTGTTTTTATGTGTAAGCCTTCAAAGACTGAAATACCAAAAATAGTATTAATAGGAGCATGCTCTTTCACTGCTACCTGAGAGCCTTTAATAGCTAATACATCTCCAGTAGAGGGAATGGCAATGTCTCTAACAAGTGTATATGTTGATTCCTGCAAATAGCCGTTTTCTTTATTAAGATACCACTCATTTTCTACATGCTCGTTTAGATCGATCTTTTTAATATCAACATCTGTTGCTTGAGCCAATAATTTTGATAATGCAATATCCGACATATTTGAGTTCTCTTTAATAAGAAAGAGTGCTGCTGCATAAGACGCTATCGTTGACTTACCAAACGGGACTTTATTTAATAATCTCTTTAAATTGTAAACTAACTTATGAAAGGTATTATATACCGACTTTTCTTTTGATGTCTGCGGCTTCTTAATTAGTTTACCCTTATCATCTATGATTCCTTCTTTATATGCGTTTGTCTTATTCCACGGTGTGGTTAACAAACGAAGAAATCGTAAGCTATAAAAGAAATCTCCTGCTCTAAGTAATCCCATTATATTGTTTGTAGTTTTTTAGCTATGTTTAGGTCTATTAATACGTGATTGTATTTATTATCTTCTGGCAAATAGTTTAAGTAAATTAAGAATGGTTTTAAATACGACCATAACTCTTGGTCTATTCTATAAAACATCATTCTATTTGCTGCATGAATTTCAAATACGTTATATATTACGATAATATGATTCAAGACCAACCTCTCTTGTATGAGACCAGTCTCATTATATTTGCGTAAAAGTCGCAGTATATATTTGAAACGCGCTAAATCTTCATAAAACTCTTCTGCAGAAATACAAGAGAGATTTTGGTAATGTTTAGCAGCATATAATTCAAAATTATCATTATTTAATTCAGAGAATAACTTCATATATTAACGAACGTAAAATCTACCTTTCTCTACAACCTTTCCGCCGTTTTCTTTAGCATATTTTTTAGCTTCTCGCAAAGATCTAAATGATTGTGGCTTGCTGATTTTAGGCTGAACAACTTCTCTTAGTTCTTCTACTTCTTCTTCAACTGAAATTTCTACTTCTTCAACAATTGACTCTTTAAGGTCGTGTAATGAAGTTGGTTCAACTGTTTTCTTTTTCTTTTTTCTTGGCATAGTATTATGTTTGGTTAAGTGTTATACTTTTTTCTTTCTGACGTATTTACCTTGTTTAGGAAGCCAACGCCAATCTTTCTTATTAAAGTTTTGAAAATTTTGAACTTCATCATATTCATCAGATGTTAGTGTATTAGTCTTTTCAAAATCGGTTGATTCGTTCATTGCATAATCGCGCTCAATCTCTTCCCAAACATTAATAATTTGACCGATACCCTTTTCCATCGTTTTAAAGTCTGCGTCGTATTTTCCTTCAAGCGATTTATTAACACCCTTATTTAGCTTTGATCCAACTTTAAGGGATTGCTCAAGACTATAAATATGTTTTGCCGCCGTTTTTACGCCTTGGCTCATTGTAGCTTCTTCAAGATCAGCAGATTCGTATACTTCATACCCATCTTTTTTCAACTGTCCTGCTTCTTTAATAACACGCTGACCAAACATTGACCAACTCACCCTATCCCCAACTTTAGGAATATTAGGTTTTCCATTAATTGTTGAATCTGCTGGATGAGTATACAGTCTCGCGCCGTGTGCAGCCATTGGTTGACCTTTTTTGTTTTTCTTAATTTTATTTGCGTTCTTTTTATTCCAATCGTCTTTATATTTTTTTGCTTTATCTAATTGAGTGCCTTTGAATACTTGTACAATCTTTTGTTTATTATCTCCAGCTCCTTGAATTACTACAATGTAATCATCTTTATCCCGGAAATTTCCAAGATCGACATCTTCTTTTTTGACAGCCTTTGAGATTGCCTTACGCTTAGCATGAATATACTCGTCAGAGCTGTCTACATCTCCGTCGTTGTCGATATCCTTATCTTTACGATCATCAAAATCCTTCTTTACAGCTTTAGGATTTACCTTATCCAGCTTAGTAGCCTCGGTGTTCATTATTGAATTGGCAATTTTAGCCAATTCTTGTGTTAATTTGTCATTTAAATTCATAGTAGTTTGTGATATGTGTTATTAAAATTTATTTATCAGCTGGAAATCCAATCATCCAGAGTATAGCTCCACCTAAACCAGTAATAATTGCTGATACAAATGTCCAAGCAATGGACTTGACTGTCTTTAGTGTTCCTTCAGCATCAGCTTGTTGTTGTTCAACATGCCTCAAGCGCTCTTCTTGAGCAACCATGCGCTTTAAGATAATTCTTGTTGTTTCATCTAGATTTGTGATCTTTTCTTCTGCTCTAGCAAGAGCAATGATAGCATCTGCCATCTTATCGATCTTTTCTTCGATCCTATCTAAACGAGTTTTTTCGGAAGAGTTCATGTTTCCCATTGTAAGGAGTTAGATGTTTGAATTAAATAGTTGCGACCTCTGGTTGTTTTTTAATGAATCTAATAATGTGAGGCTCCATTGGATAAATGACTTCATTGCCTTTAATTCGTTGATCCCACGAATATCCACTAAATTTATTCTTGAGTTTTTTAATGAGTCTCTGGGCTGCAGCTGGACTGTGAGCTACAAGTCTATTGTTTGCTTCTTCAAGCTCAGTTGATTCTTGTAACTTAGCCAATTTGCTCTTTAGCATATCAACGTATTTAGTACCACCATACGATTTAACTCTCTTGGGATCAGGATTCTTGATCATTTTCTTCAATGATTCGATATCTTTCTGAGTGTCGTTCTTAGCTTCATTCAAACCAAGATCTTTTAATTTAGCTTTTACTGTATTAGCTGGTGCTTCCATACCTTTTGGTGATTTAATACCAATAAGAGCGCCGAGATCTTGTGTTAGATCAGCATTCTTAATCTTACCAGATTCAATTGCTTTAACAATATTCTGCGCAACAGTTTTGCGTTGATTCTTCTTTACAGCGTCGCTCATGATCACTATTCCATCAACCCACTTTCTTAGGGATTCTTCTCCCTTTTTCATAGAAAACATGCCTTTATGAGTCTTAACTTTGATTGCTTCTTCAAGATCAGCTGATTCGTATACTTCATATCCATCTTTTTTCAACTGTCCTGCTTCTTTGTTTGTTGAAGGAACCCAAAACAAGCCATCATCACCCATAAATATTTGAGTTTTATATTTCTGTTTTGAAGCTGCTCGCTTCGCTGCTTGAGGACTTGAAAATTTAGATATATTAGAACTTGGTATTTTAGCTTCTTCAAGCTCGACAGATTCTCCTAATACTGCATCAACACTATCGCTTGGTACAGTCATTGGATCAGCCTTCATTTGCTTAAGACCTTTCTTAATAGCTTGAGCAGAGTTACTTGCTTTCACATCAACCGTTTGTCCTTTAAAAAGTTTACCAGTTTTCTTAGTAATAGTAACTGTCCACCATTTGACTGCTTCTTCAAGTTCAACTGATTCAAATGCCATGATGGCATCTTTAGCATTTTTAAAGTATTCTACTCCGTTAGATAAACCAGCATCGAGCTTAATTTTACCTTTTTCAATAGATACATCGATTACTGCACCCATGCCAAAATCGATTTGATTTCCTTTAACCGTGCCACCAGCCTTTTTCGCTGCCGCTAGGACCTTTTTAATATCTGAAGCAGAAGCTTCTTTTAGCTTACGTAAATTGGCAGCTGATTCGCTAAGACTATATGTCTTATATGCTGTTCGGATTTGAGCTGGAGTAGAATCAACTTCAAGATTAGATTCACTAATAAAAGATTCGATAATATCTTCGCAGTCTTCTTTAATTGTAAGGGATACTATTTTTTCAAATCGAAGAGTTTTAACATCCTTTACAACTGTTGATTCCTTAATCTCTTCTCCTTCAGGACGACGAGTGCTCTTTTTAGGGTAAATGATTTTAAGAGGATTATTTGTAATAAAAATCAACTCATCATCTAAATCTAATCCAACCGCAGTTGCAGCCTTTGTTGTTCCTAATAGCTTATTTTTAATGCCAAGTTTAATTTCTCCAGGACGGACAGAGGAAATAAGCTTCTTTAAATCATGCTTTTTAATAAGCTTTGCTTGTTTGGCTTTATCGCCGTTTGTTCTGGTCCAAGCTTGTTCAAGCTTCTTAAATGGAACTACTTTAGCTTCTTCAAGCTCTTCGGAATTTTCTTTTAGGCGACTATTAAGCTCTGCACTAATAGAACGCAATATTGGCTTTGCTGCTGATCTTCCAACGTTTTTGAAGATACTTAACAAATCTTTTAATTCTTTTGTAGAAAGCTTTGCGTAATCAGCGGTTGATGCCTCAGAAATAAATTTCTCGATAATTTCTTGTTCTTTTATATTCATTTAAAGTAATCCCATTGTTAATTGATTGTTTTATATTTATATTATTATAAGCTTTCAGTTATACTATAATCATATTATTTTCCAAATTCATGACCAGCCACTCGTTCCATTTGCTTGCTATATTCTTTAAAATCCGGTTTTTCTTTATATAGCTTAATAGAAATTTCTGGGCGTTCTTTTCCCTTTATCCGCCATTTATAACCCTTTTCGAGGTGAGCGGGGTCAGAGGTTTTAACAACTCTGCGTTTGTATCCCTGCTCCCAAGTTTCACCTTTATACTTACCTTCTCCTTCTTCAATCTTTTGACCAGGAGTATATTGTTTAAATGTTTTTGTTGTTGCAGACGTGCCGTAATCTAAAGCTTCGACCGGCTCATGAACCCAACCCTTTTTATTTAATCTATCGTGATCAGCTTTAACCTTTGCCCATGCTTTTTTCCCGGTTTTAGGATCATACATCCAATGCGGTTCGAAATCTTTTGATTCTTCAATAGACTCTTTCTTTCCTTTATGTTGGGCCCAAAGATCTTTATCAGCAGTCGTTCTAGTCTTACCACCCGTAGCAAACGAATTAATTCGTGCAAATCCCCATTGGGATGGAGTAGTTCCAGGTCGATGACCAGTTCTCCAAGCTGCAACTCCGCGGTCGAATACTTTCTTTAGAATCGAGTATGAAATACCAGTAGCTTTAGCTTTATTTTGAATTCCTTTTTTATTTTCAGAGATCAGTATCTCAGTCTCTTCTCCAAGTTGCTTCTTAATCCAACTTCTTGCAATATTATTCTTAGGAGCTTCTTTAGCAAACTTAGCCATTTTCTTATAAGCCGATGTTGTCGCTTTCTCAATATTCGAACCATCAGAATTATCAATAATAACGAAATTAGAGCCAAACATCGATTGGAATTTACCAAGATTGTTTTGAACTTCTTGCCACATTTTCTTTACTTGATCATCTGGCAAACTTCTTGAACGTTTATTATTACGAAACTGTGCTGTATCAAGATCAGTATTAACAAAAATCATCGCTATATCATATCCAATGGTTTTAAGTAGTTCAGATTGTTTCTTGATCTTAGCATAGTCTTTACCAGTTCCATCAATAACTAAACCAAGACGTCCATTGATATAATGATCTTGTTGCTTTGCTGTTAATTCCTTTGATCTACTCCGAAGTTTTTGTCCTTTTGGGCTATAGATATTTTTTGGTGTTGGTTCAAGGTCGGCCTTTTTTAAGGCAATTTCAAATTTATCATCTGAGTTGACAACCTTGAAACCAAGAGCTGTGAGGCCAGTTTTACCAACAGTGAACGATTTACCAGAACCTGGCCCGCCAGCAAGAAAGATTGCTTTAAAAATTGCAGGATCATCTACACCTTCTTCAAGAGATTCTTCGCCAAACATATCTTTAAATTTTTTGGTATATTTGGAAGGTTTCGTCTTTGCTTGTGCATCGCCGGGTGCAGGCTTATATGCATCTGGATTATCATCATCCATTTTGGCCTGCTTTTTAAACTGTGCTTTTCTTTTATCTTTAGTAGATTTAGATAGGCCGGCGTGGTACTTAACATTCTCATCGAGATATTCTTCGAGATCATTAATAAAGTACTTAGTACCGATAGAGCTTAGAACATAGTTTGAGCAACGCTCAGCTATTGTAAAATTTTGATTCGACTTTTGGCACTGAACTCTATCTCCAACATTGAAGATTTCACCAGAGATAAACCTTTCTCGTTTTTCTGAAACTGTTGGAAGCTGTACGTGTTTACGAAAGTTAACCATTTCTTTCAATCCCATTCTTTTACGAAGAAGGTTAAACACCGATAGCTTATCACCAAAGGATTTTGGAAGACCGTCTGCAAAAGATTGAAAATCACCAGATACAGCAGCTGCTCTCATTTTTGAGGCTGACATTCCAGAAACATCATCTGAATCAGGATCACGCTCGCCAGCAGATTGAAAAGAAATATTACCAAATTCGTAGAATCCGTGGCGTGCCTTTGATCCGTTGTATTTAAGAAGTAGAGTTTTAAATTCTTTGATTCTATCTGAACCAACCACCATTGTTAAATCTGTGTATCCTTGATTATATAACGATACACATATGTCAAATACAGTTTTAAGTTTTTCGTCAAGTATGATATTTCGTGCATACTTTGGAAACATCTTACGCATGATTCCAACTTTTTCTTTATACTGCAAAGGATCAGACTTAGGCTTATTAGACTGCGATACGAAAATCTTATAATCGCCACCACGTGCAGCTTTGATTACCTCAAGAATAAGTTTCTCATGACCAATAGTCGGAGGATTAAATCTCCCATAGGTAAATGTTACCGCTTTAGTCTTTTCCTCGTTGAACTGTTTAAATCCTTTTACAAACATACTATTTTTTCTTTACGGTTGATTCTGATGGTCCACCGCCTGAATGCAATTTCTTTCTTTTAGCGGTTTTATATGCTAACATACCATCGGGATCGATATCAGCGCCAGCTTGTTGAGTATAGTCTACCACTAAAAAATCTTTAAAGTTTAAAACTTTCTCTGGTAATTTATTCATGTTGCTATTTTCTGATTTCATTTTTATAAGAAGTTAATTATACTTATATTTATACGATTTGTAAACACAATTACGCCAATCTATCTAACGACTCTGGCACTGGATATTTCTTTTTTAGGAGACCTTCTTTAGCCATCTTATAGATGTCTTTGCGATATTTCTTATGCGGGAAAGAAGATGATTGTACTGCTTTTAAAGCTTGCTCAAAAGTTAACAGTTGATTAGCCTTATATTTATCTCCAAAGAGATACTTAACAATTGTGTCAGGATCATCACTTAAAATTTCTGCTGGTTTTACTTTCTTGGCGCTCTTAGTAACTTTTCCAGTTTTAGGAGATTTTAGAGTTTGAGTTCCTTTTTGTAAGCCGCTCGATAAATCGAACCAAAAACGGTCCCAAGTAATAGGTGTCTTATCGTTTGACATTTCCTTTACTTTCAATCCAGCAAACTTAGCAACAGCGTAAAACAATTCGTTTCGGTATAATCCCTTTAGGCTTGATTCAAGATATGAAGGAGAATAATAAGACCAAGAAGCGAGCTTAACATTATCAACGAGCATGAAATCAAGTTGTACAGTTTCACCTTCTTGTTTACCATCTACATTTGTAATTGGATACCCAACCGAAACAATGCCAATAGTTCGCAGATCTCTAAATTTATATCCCTTTTTCTTTGTGATGTTAATGATAAGGTCTATCATGTCACCAAATGTAGATACGTTCTTATGCTTAAGTAATTCTCGAGAAGAAAGAGCAATATCAATATCTCCTGAAACTGCTTTAGGAGCTTTCTTTCCAGTAGAACCTAGCAATGCAGTATCTTTTTCGCTAAGACCAAGAAGCTTTAAATAATCTTTAAATACAGATTTTACAGTGGCAATCGAGTTTTCTTGGTTGATACCAACAACTCCTTCGACAGCATTTCCGCCTTCATTGATTTGTATAAATTGTTTAAAGTTTATCATTTCTTTTTAAATTTTATATCTTTTAGTTTTGCTCTGCGATCTTTAAATCTAGATGAAGTGGCCTTTAGTGTAGTACCTGATTTTGTTTTAAGAACGATGCCTTCGAAATCATCTCCAAACTTTCCAGCTCTTACATATGATAGTATTTTATTTGAAAGCTCTGTTTGGTATTTAGCAATCTCTTGTTTAAGTTTATCTTTGAGAGGTTTATCTATCTTTTTTCGTGACACTAATGCTGCATCGATATTATCATACTTAGAGAGAATATTCTTTTTAACCTTATCAATGCTTAACGTGATATCTATATCAGAATCAATCTTTAAATTTGCACTGGTGTACTTACGCGCCTTAGTCGAAATCTTATATAAAGCTTTGAATATCTCTTCCTTATTTTCGATAGGGTTTCCGTCGAAGTCTTGAACATCGAATGGTACAAATGTCCATTCTTCCCCTAAATTCTTTTTATCGTAATCCATAAAAATAAATTGGAGTTTGTTATTCTTAGCCTCAGATGCAAGTGGCACATAAAGCACCTCTCCAGTAATAACGATACCATTTCCGGTATTATATTTAGAAAGTACACTCTGCAGCTTTTTATCATTCTGCACTTCTTTTAGTATATTATCAAAATTAATGCTAATACTGTTATCATAACCCTTAGAAGTTGCAAAGGATGTAAAATCGCCAGGCTTAAAATACCGCTGAGACATTTTAGTATTAATAAATGTCTTGCCTTTAGAATCTTGACCAATCGTAAGAGAGCTACCATCAATCTTTTCAGTAATAGATATATCCTTTAATTTAAGAACGCCCTTATATTCAGATTCTAACTCCTTAATGAGAGACAGAAAATCGATTGGTTTCATTGTCTCAATATGAGTAATGAATGTTGGCGATATTTTAGTTTCAACTAGGAATGCCTTAAACGATATCATTATGGAGCTAGTTTAATTTCAACTTGTTTTGGTTTTACTTTCAACTCTTTCTTTAGAAATTTAGTCAATTGTTTAACGGCGTCTTTATATGTTGACATTGCTTTTGAAAAGAATGTATCTTGTTGCATTCCAATCATTCCACCAGAATCTAAAGATGCTTTATAATTAAATGCCCATGTTCCTTTACCCTTGGGTTGTCGTCCTCGATGTGAGAATTGCCAAGGTGTTAGATCGATTGCATAACCTTCTTCAAGTTCTTGCTCCTTTTCGATTACGTGTTCCTTAAATGTTTTCATATGCATATTCCTATTTATATTAATAAATTTTAATGAAGAAACCGTTGTCATCGCTGATCTTCTTTGCTCCGTTAATCATTTTATTCATGATAGTAGAAATATTCTTTTCATTAGTAACAAAGAAATGCATCATTTTAAGACCTTGTATCTTCATACAAAGATTAGCTGCAATATCCATATCACTTTGTGCTTTTGCAATCAAGTCCTCAAACTCGGATTTCTTTAATTTATTTTGGTCTTGAACTTTTTTGTGTTTAGATACTGTCTGGTACATTTTATAAATTTCTGCGATTCGGGTTTTATCAAATGCTTCAAACACCTCTGGTGTTCTTCCAAAATATTTAATACTCTTGATTCTCTCATCATCAAACTCTTCCATTACACGATCAACGATTGCAGTGCTAATTTTGCCTAATCGACCACCAGAAGGCGTACCATCAGATGTGATTTCAGTTTGAGCTGTGCCATATCCATGAGGAAATCCTCTAACTTGTAAGCTTATTTGCTTTAATGTGTCGGTGTTCTTAAATGTGAATAAGCCAATTTCTTTACCTTCAGCGCTTAAGTTACAATTGAATTTTGCAATCTCAATATTATACGCTGCCTTCTTAGCCTTACCAGGTTCATTAGCAAAGTCAACAGATGGTTTATTGCTCACTAATTGCTTAAGAGATACTGGATATAGAAGCTTCTTTTTATAAAAATCGTACATCTTATTATTAAACATAGATATTAATCCGTCCTTAACTTCGTAATTGTCAACGCAGAATTGGAGATCTTTAATTATCTTTGTCTTTTTGCCTTTATCAATGATAAAGATATCAGCTGGATTCCAAGAATCCTTAGCGATTTTTACCTTCTTAGTAAATGCAGTAATCGCAGTAGCAAATGCAGATTTGTCTGTCGCATCATGTAATATATCAAAGCGATTAAGATTTCCAGTAATCTTGACAACTGCGGGTCGAGTAGATTGAAATGTTTCGTACCACGCAGTAAATGCATCTGGATTGTCAACAAATATTTTTTGGCCTGTATCCTTTGGTGTTTTAATATCTTTAACTAAAGACATGACCGTGGCAAGTTCTCCCGCATCTGCAAGTTTTTTTCCTAAGGCATTACGCGATCCACCTCCCATGCCAGAAAATGGAGCTTTATCAATATCGTTAAATCGAAATGATATTTTCCCATCAGTAAAGATTGCGGCATACTCATTCTTGGGATATAGAATTTTTTGATATGATGCAATCTTAGTTTGCACCTTTTCTAAGGCAACAATATCATTTGTCTTTTTAAATTTATATGACTTACCACCTTTAACTTTGATTTTATCACCAGCGTTGATCTTCGCAACAATGGCTACGATATATTTCGATTTCGATAGATCTGCCTTTCCGAATATCGCCATCTTAAGTCAAGTCAGTAACTGATTTACCTTTTGCCCAAAATTTACATGACCAATAACGTGCTTTGTATTTAGGGCCTGGGTCAGTATCGCACTGATGACGAGCTCTAAAACTCTTACGGCGAGCTGGATCATCACGTTTGATTTCCATATTAGGATCTCCAAATCCTAACCTGATGACATTGCCTTTTTCGTTCTTTACGTATACATAGAACTTTTTCTTACCATCATTCCCGCGAAATGGCTTGTTGAGAGTAACTTTTTTACCCTTATATTCAGTCTCTTCGAATTGAAGAGAATCTTTAAAATTTAGCATAGTTCCCATTTTATGTAATATATGTTTATTCTATTTATAATATATTACATTTTAATAATTGGCCCATTTACATTTTTTCCATTTACTTTGCTCAAACCATCGTATAAATATACCGCGTTCTCGTCCGTGGGCTTCAATCTCCCATGGAAGATCATAATAATTAGTTTTTTCATGGTTAACTTCCTTATTATTCCATTTACAAACGGATAGAGAATTGGTGTCCTTTAACTCTCCTCTAGCAAATTGTTTTACATGCACCATCTCATGCGCAATAGTTTCAAGTAATTCTTGCTTTGGTTGCGAGGAATCGGCACGTATTGTAAATTCACGAGGTCTATAGGAACTATCTTCCCATGTACAATCTCCCGCGATGCTTTCTTTGTCCCTCAATTTATTGACTAATACTATGTCTACCTCTAATTTAGTGCCTAGTCTTGGGGCTAAAATGCCAAGAGAGAAATGAGCAATGTCTTCTGCCATTTCTCTCTTGGACTTACACGAACCTGTAACCGAAACAACCATTAAATTTTAAAGGCGCTAAAGTCATTATTTGTTGAAGCTGCTGGTGTAGTGGTTTCGTCGCTTGATAATGTCTGTGCGGAATCTTCTACATCATATAATCTCATCTTAGATCTGTCAATTCCAACACAGAACCGTTTGTTTTCTGTAGGATCGTTGTATCTATTCTTCAATTGTTTTACCATAATCTGATTCATGCCTTCAAGCTGCTCTGTAGATATAAGAGCAATCATCAAGTCAGCAGTTGCTGGCAAACCAAAAGACTCTGACGTATCAGTAATCTCAACATCAGAATTACCAAAACCAGTGCGTGTGACTTGAGTAGCTGACCATATAGGCACATTATATTCAACAGCAAGACCACGAATCTCTTCAGCAATAGCTTTAATCATAGAATACGTATTAATAGATCCACCCAACCCTTTGATTCTTGAGCTTGAGCAGATGTTAAGGTAATCAATGTATATGACATCGGGAGTAAACTTCTTTTTCATCTTCAGCTCATTAAGCAATGAACGAAAGTGACCAACGTGAGCAACAGCTGTAGGATATTCTTTAATGATTAACTTACCATGCGTCTTTTGATTGACGATATGCGCCTTATTAATAAATGCATCTTTACTTAGGTCTGTCAAAGTAGAAATATCTACATCGAATAGATTAGCATCGATACGTTCGGCAATCTTCTCTTCAGCCATTTCAAGTGTAATGTATAACACATTTTTCCCTTGAGCAAGAGCATCTGCAGCAAAATGACACATCGCAAGAGATTTTCCCACACCTGTACCAGCTAATATAATATTAAGAGACTTTCTTGGAACACCACCTTTAGTGATTGTATTAAGAAGTTCAATATTAAAGGGGATCTTATCTTCCTTTAGATGGTAGAAGTCATATCGTTCTTCAACATTTTCAAAGTAATCATGGCCGACATTGGTGTCAAACGTGACCGACAAGGCCTTTGTCAAGATATCAGGAATTGCTCCCTCGGCCTTGTCGGTATTACCATCAACGATCGATATCGATTCCATCAATGCAAGATATACTGCTCTATCTTTACACCACTTCTCTGTCGATTCGATTAACCACTCTAATTCAACCTTATTTTCTTCATGAAGAGTTTTGATTAAAGCGAGTGCATCATTCGCAACAGGACGATTAGTATATTCTGATTCCTGAAACTCAATTTCAAGAATGGCCGGAGTTGGCAACTTATTATATTTAGTTACGAACTGCAAGAATAAATCATAGACTGCTTTATGATGATCCTCAAAATATTCCTTCTTAATATGCGGAAGGGCCTTTCTGAGGAACGCCTCATTATTCGTCAATGATTTCAGTATTATCGTCTGTATGTCCTGCATTACCAATTTGTGCTGTTTGATCCTCTAATATTTCTGTTAGTATGTCTCCGATATAATTTCGGAACTCATTGCTTTCTTCAAGCTCTTCTTTTGAATACGGTGGTGGTACTTCTTCAATAACATAATTGAATTTAAGACGCGCTAAGTCATTTTCAATATCTTCTTCAATCGTAACTGCGCCATACGTATATATTACCTTATTATAAGGACCTTGTACAATCTTTAATGAATAAAGTTCAGAGTCCTCTTTCTCTACGAAAACATAATTGTTACTCATTATTATCAAGGATTGATCGATACGCAACTTTGTATTTTTCTTCAAGCGCTGTAGCGAAATCAGTTTTTTCGAGAATGTTATCCCAGAATTCTTTTTTCAATGTGTCTTTCATGCGAACATTACCAGAGAGCTCACTTCCATCAGCAGGATTCTTTGCTTGATACCACCCATTTTTTGGTTTAACCACATATCCAAGATCAAGAGCAACTTCGGTAAGGCCTGACCATTTTTCAATACCACCTTCCCAAGAAACCGAGATTGGAATCTTTGACTTTTCTTTTACAAATCGTGATTTTTCAACGTTGATCACAAAGTCATAACCTGTAATTTCAGTACCAGTCTTTTCTTGTCGACGACCAATGATCCATACATTATCTGCTGAGTACATTACACCAGTACCACCTGAAACAACTGCCTTTGGAAACATTCCTTGTTCCATATAAGTGTGGTTGATTGCAAGTAGTGGAATATCTTTAATTGTAAGCATTGGTGTGATCATGCGGAAGAGGCCTTTAAGAGCTTTCGCACGAGTCATATCCGCAACTGACTTCATATTTTCAGCATCTTCAACTTCCTTTTTAGAAGCAATATTGCCAACCGAATCAATTACAACAATTACCTTTTCTTTACGATCAATCTCATTTAGTTGATGAACAAGATCAAATTTAAGTTCTTCAATATTAGTAACAGGCGTATGAAGAACACGCGCAGGATCAATATCAAATGCTTCAAAATAAGATTGAGGTGATCCAAATTCTGAGTCGTAAAAGAGCAGTACTGCATCATCGTGTTTCTTTAGATACGACGATGCCATAAGTAATGCGAATGATGTTTTAAAGTGCTTAGATGGACCAGCAAGGACAGTAAGTCCTGAGGCTAATCCACCATCGATACTTCCCGATAAGGCGACATTTACCATAGGAACTGCTGTAGTAGTAAGTTCCTTTTCGCCGAATAGCTTAGAGTCTGATAGCACATCTGTGCCAGTGACTCGACTTGATTTCTTTAGTTTTTCTAGTAGTGACATAATATTTGTTAATTGAAGATTTAATTATACCATAAATATGGTCATTTGTAAAGCTTTATCTATGCAAAGAACTCATCTAAGTTGCCAGACAAATCAGCTGGTTCGGTCCATTCTTTACCTTGCCAATGCGGATATGATGCTCGAGAAAGATGCACTGATTGCGGTTTTTCCATTGCATCAAAGCTGAGATACCCATCCTGGTTTTTTAGTGATTCTGTCCACTTATAGACATTCGCGTTTAATTGCAACTGGGAAATAAATGCTTCGCGTACTTCGGTGCGCTCTTTCCATGACCCGAAGAATGGTGTTCCTTTATACCAGCCAGTTTTAGGAACCTTACGAGATTCACACTCGATAGGCAGAGGTTCATAAGCGAGTGTCTTAGCACCAAATTTAAGAGATATCCGTTCTAATTCTGCAGCATATCGATCAGCTAACTTTTTAGCCTCAAGGATTGGATCGTCAAACCGGCACAAATGATGTCGAATATCAATGTTTCCAAAATATGTTTCAATAATATCATACTCTGAACCTGCAGGGATAAACGTTTCAAAGCCTTTGTTGATTGATCCATGTAATGTAGAAAATGGTCGAGATACATTTTCCCACCGAGGACGATACATACAAATGGCATGGCTATCTCCTATAGAGATTCGATTATACCGTTTTAGCGTATTTGGATCAACCGTGATCGCACGATCTTGCACAGCCCTTAGTCCTTCCCAATCGACATCTGGCCATGTCAAGTTTGCCTTTTCCAATCTATCTTGAAACATTGATGCATAATCAGGGAAATCAACTATCAAAGAATTGACCGCTCCCTTAAATCGAGAAAGAGCAACAAGGAATTCTCTATTCTTATATGCCTGAATTCCACCAAATAGATTTAGGTTGCCACTCCAATCGCTTCCATGATAGAATGCAAGCGCATAATAATCTGAATAATCAGAAATTTTATTTGAAACCAAATTGATTTCAACCTTATTTCTAGCTTCGCTAATTTGATCAGCATAAATAATAGCTTGCGCCGCTTTATGCGAAGCGATCTTATTCGAGATTGGCCCTAAGCCTGTTAATAGTAATTTACTATTCATCTTTTTTCCACTTTCTGTATGAGTTTATTTTATCGTAAATTGTTTCGTCTTCAAGAGTTGGATTTTGTCCAACGTTCCAAAAAAGAATGTCTCTACCAGTATTTTTAGGAATATACTTCCAACACTTGGAATCGTATGTTGCTACAGATGGAAATGGAGGCAAATCTTCCTTAATTGGAGTAGTAAATGGTAAGGGGTGTGATATGATACTATCATGACCAATTTCTCCTTGTTTCATATTACGAGATACAGCTACACAATGAAATTTCGCATTTGGCCATGCAATCTGTAAAGCTCGGTGAAGAACCCCAGTTGAGATTACGGTCCACACTTCTTCTGGTTCTGGGATTTGGCACGCAGTCTTCACAAATCCAGCTGTAACAAGTTCGTGCTTCAAACCAAGGGGAATAAAATATGCGTCATCTTGCTCATCTGCCCATTTTTTAGCGATTGCATTTAGGTTGGGCATAGCAGCAATGCGGTGAAATTCATAATCTGCCCCGCGCTCAATGCAGCATGCCTGATGATGTGAGATGCGCTTTGAAGATGGCATGAATAACCTTACTTTCTTATTGTGACGCGATGCAACATCTAAGAGAGATACTCCAGCTAATCCAGTACGAGGTTGGACGTATACAAGTGTCTTTTCTTTAATATTGGATATAAGACAATCTCCTCCTCGCACTTTACTGCCAACAAGAAGATCATCTCGAACAACCCTCACTCCTTCGTGGATCTTTACAACTGGCTTTGGATTAGGATCTTCCCAATCTCCAGCCAAGTTTAAATAATACTCTCGAGCCTCATAGCGATTATTTACTCCGCTAAATAGTAGACAATCAATGTCCTTATTTGAATTATCTATTATATGCTTATCGTGTGCCATAATTTACTATTATACCATATTTAGCCTATATTGTACACTAGTTTTTTAGGGAGAATGACTTCGGATAGATCCACTCGTATGGAATTTTTTTGGTGGTTCCCTTTATGCCGTGTCGAATGAATAGATGCTTACACCACATACACGCCTTATCTTCAATGTTGATATTGTATTGGCGCTTCATCGGATTATCCGGATGGGCTGCGACCTCATTGAATTGATGAACAAGCTCTTTTGCTGGATCATTAATTGGTGTGTATGCTCCGGTCGATTCATCTAATGCGAATTTTGTTTTACCAAAAAGATTCTTACCTCCAAAAAGTTGCCATAATCCATAAAACGATAATGTACCTGGAGTAACCCACGATTCTGGATCAACTAAATCAGGACGAGCCATTGCGATGTGGCGAGAAAGGTTCTTAAATGGATACATCACATTACGAAATCCAAATTTCTCTTTAGTATGTCGCTCTAGCTTAGATGCCAATTCCATCATGGTAAGCTTTCTATCAGATTCTAGAATCGAATAACAATCCTCTGCAATTTGCTGAGGAACTTCACATAGCCAATCTCGAACGATAGTTCCCTTTGGATAATAAATCTGAAAAAGATCAGAACGTGCATGCCTTTCAGTTTCGAATCTAATCTTCATTCCATTAATGCCATGATCACGAAGCGCTCTAAACGTTAGCCAATGTTCGTTACTAAATGACCATACAATTGTGTGATGTAAAAGAGTTTTTAAATCTTTCTCGTCCTTCATCTCTTCTACAAACGGCATTTCATCCCAGTGTAATCGATGAGAGAACTGCTGTGGGTTTGCTTTAAGTAACGGTTCTTCCCTTACATCATATGCTCTACAGAACTCGAAGAACTTTTGAAAACGTTCTTCCAGTGTATAGTCCTCTAATAAGCAATTGGTTGGTTTTCCTTTTTTTAGAATCGGTTCAGATGAATTTGGATAGACAATCTTATTAGCGCTATTATCATCGATAAAATCTTCTATAGTGTTTTGCATTTTTCTTTGTATTGTTCGACTGTCATTCCTGCTTGTTTTAGAATAGTATCGTCTGATGGGTGATTCTTAATTTTGTTGAAAGTCTTTACTAGACCGAAGTCTAACATCGCTTTCTGTCTTCCGTATGGGTGATCTTTAATGCTAGATGAATTCCATAAGGTATCCATATTTACATCGGCATAATCGGCTCCAGGGCGGACATAGTTTTCAATCCATCGAATAAAGTCACAAGCAACATCTTCAGCATTATATGGAAC